GAAATGTACCCGCAATAGGTGCGTTACTTACATCTAGTTTTACTTCAGCTATTGTGTCGTCAGCTAGTTTTGTACCAACTATATTAGCAGCAGAATGTAAATCAGCGTTTACTAATTCACCATCTTTTATACTTGCTGAGGTGACTTTTGTTAATGCCATTATTTTACTCCATAAAGTTCTAAAGTTCCACCATTTATAGTAGTGTCATGTGCATAGAGTTGTAATGATGTAATAGCAGAAGTTGAGTTAAATGCTCCACTTGTTTCTAAAACACTTTCATTCGGACTATTAGTACCAAACTCTGCATGTGCAATCATATAAAAAGGTTTTGCTTTACCATCGTTAACCATGTGAAGATAGAAAACTGCCGTGTTTGTATTATTAAGTTGACCATGCAATCCACCGGCATTTATAAAAAATTGATTACCACCTTGTTCGTTTCTTGTTGATCCATTACCATCGTTGTGCATCCTTCTCATGGTGTAGTCGTAAACAGCACTAGAACTACCATTCCATCGCAGTCCTAAATCGTTCCAGAAAGTACTACCTGATCTCGAAATGTTGTAAACTTTTCCATAAAGATATTGATAGCCTGTTGTATTAAAAGTAAGATTTGCAACAATATTATCAGAACCATTACTTGCAAAGTTAGCTGCAAGTGTACAAGACCCTAAAAGAGTATGACCCAGTGAAACCCAACTTAAGTTACCAGAACCATCTGTTTGTAGTACCTGTCCGGCAGTACCATCTGATGTAGGTAACCTAAAAGCTACTTCACTCGATGTAGGAGCAGATGTAGGTGGATTAAGAGATACGCTGTTACCTCCTGAGTGTTGTAGTTTAATACTCATATTATGTCTCTCCTAATTTCATAAATGTCAAACCAGTTCTATGCTCACTTGTATCAGCTTGAAACTCACATGGGTGTTGAGCGTCTTTGTTAAGTCTTAGTCTATGAGTAGATACGTTTGTAACATCAAAAATTGCTGTGCAAAAAGCCATTCCATGTGAATTGTTTGCTCCACCAATATGGTGTGTAGACCTAGCTAGAACTGACCAATTACTACCGCTATCTGTACTTCCTTCTATCATTGTGTGAATATAATAGATTGTTATATTGTCAGTTCTTTTACATGGACCTTGCCAATCAATTCTATAAATACCTGTTGATGGAAAAGTAAATACACCAGAACTTTCTGTCATTCCAGTGCCTATTTGAGAAAATGTAGTACTATCATTACGCTCCCAGTTAGTTAAAACACCATTACTTTCACCATTGGTTGCGTTATGTCTCCATTGATCTACCATAGATAGACCACCTGTAATTGTAGATTTAGCGGGTGTAACTGCACTTGCAGCTATCATGTCGGTATCTACTATACCGTCTGGTAAACCACCAACAGCGATTCCTGTGATAGTACCATTACCATTTATTTGTATTGTCATTAAATTATACTCCAAGTTGAGTTACTAGGTACTGTCACGGTTACTCCACTGTTAATAGTTATTGGACCAAATGTGCCAGCATTTTTATTTGCAGTAATTGTATAACTATGAGTTACGGTGTTATCGTTTTCCCAGAATACTGCGTTGGCTCCTGAGTTACCACCTGTAGCACCGGCTTGTAGTCCAGTAAGATTTGACCCGTCTAAAGCGGGTAATGCACCAGTCAGATACGATGATGGAACTGAGTTAGTCCATGATGTTTGACCATTTGCATCAGTTGTTAATAAGTAACCATTCTGTATATTAATAGGAAGTGTAAGTGTATATGTAGCCGCTGCACCGTGTGCGGGTGACTTAATCTTTACTCCATGACTTTGTGCAGAACAGTTAAGTTGTAATGTACCATCTGCACCTCCGGCACCACGTATCTCTACAACACCTGTGCCGTTTGGTTCTATTTGTACATTACCATTAGTAGTTGATGTAGTAACTTTATGTGTTTTTACATCTAAGTTTGTACCTAAAGCATTAGTCCAAGTTAAACCACCTGTGTCACCAGATTGTGCTGATAAGAAATATCCATTAACAGGGCTATTACTTACTTTTAACTTAGCTTCACTTACAGCATCAGATGTTAACTTAGCTTCTGTTACTGTGTTGTCATTAGGTGTACCTATAGCTGTAGCAGAACCTATTAAAGTTACAAATAAGTTAGATCCGCTTGGAGGAGCTGTGCAGAACTTAATTCCGTCAGTTCCTTCTAAATAAAATCCCTCATTACTTGCACTATATGAGCCACTGTTTGGTTTCTGTATAACACCGTTAAGACTAACTATAAGTTGCCCAACGCTAGTAATAGCAGCAGCATTACTACCATCTCTTAAATCGTATGATACAATATTACCGTCAAATGTAGGACTACCAGATGTAGCTCCATCAGGTACAACTGTTAATAATTTAAAGTCTCCAATCGAAGTAACAGCATCATATTGTGTGTTACCTAAATCGTAAACTTTCATTACATTGGCTGAAGTATCAAACCATAAGTCTCCATCACTTAGTGCAGATCCGTCTGGATGATTACTTGGAGCACTACCACTTACTTGATATCTGTCGTTAAAGTCATTAACAAGAGTTTGAGCATTAGTTACTCCTGTTGCATCAATAGCTTCTCTATGAAAAGTATAAGTATGTAATGTTGTAGTTGTTTCTACTAATATCCCTTTTCCAGCAGTATAAGTTGCACTGTTTGCTAATCCATTGATAGTTACTGTATTTCCAGAACCGGCTCCGTTTGCAATAGTTGCAACTCCACTTCCGTTAGAAACTAAGTTACTTGCTAATGCTTTGATACTGACTATAGTTCCGGCACCATCGTTTAGGTCTGGGTTAGTTGTAGGAAAACTGGTTTCGTTTGCTATTGGTACAAAACCACCTACCTCAGTTACTAGCTCTACAATTCTTTCGTTTACAGCTTGAGCTGAAGGTATTTGTACATCAGTTGGGCTTGCACCAATACTTGTAACTATGCTTTTACCATCTAGTAAGTTAAGTTCTGATGTAGATGCTGTAATACCATCTAATGTTTGTACTTCAGCTTGTGTTAAGTCAGCTAAAGCATCAGCAGTACCACTACCCATTGTAGCTAGTTCTGTTAACTCAGAATCTAATGGTTGCTTACCATCTATCTGACTCTGTATACCAGATGTAATACCGGCTGCTTGGTTTAATTCTGCTGTAGTTGCAGTTAAACCATCTAACTTATTTATTTCAGTTGCATTAGCAGTCACACCATCCAGTATGTTTAACTCAGCTGTTGTAGAAGTTACACCATCTAGTGTATTTAGTTCTGATGTGCTTGCAGTAAGACCATTTAATGCTGCTAATTCTGTGGCTGTTGCACCATTAACTGTTCCAGTTGTGACTATATTTTGACTACCAAAATCAGGTGAAATTTTAGTACCGGCTATTGCTGCTGAAGCGTTTACGTCAGTATTAACTATAGTACCATCTTGTATTTTAGCACTTGTTACAGCACCATCTTTTATATCAGCTGTTTGTACTGTTTGGTTTTGTTCTTCTTGTGCAGCAAACAGTAACTGCTCGTGGTTGGCATTGAGGTCAGCTGCCTTGACTGATGACCCTGCCGTATATGTAGCCTTCGCACTGTCTACATCTGTATCACGAAAGATACGTATAGACTGTGGGCTAACTGGTATGTTGCCTGATGTAAAAACTACATTACCACCACCTGTAGTAGTGTAGCTTGTTATATTGTAGTGTGTGCCTGATGATTTTATGACACCATCTACATCAACTTTTACGTCTGCTTCTTTAATAGAAGGGAAGGTAAACTGCTTAGTCGCACTACCATCCCCAGTATAATCTACGAATGTTGTTGCCATTTATTTGTATATGTTGAGGATGTTTGCGGATGTCTGTCGTTTTTCGACTTGACGTGCTTTTTCTAATCGTTGTTCTTCCACTACTTGTGCAATTCTAGGATCATCTTTAATAGCTGCCCAAGCCTTTGCTTTTGCTTGCTTAAATAGTCTATCAATAATTCTATTATGATAATAGTCTCTAGCATTAAACTGAGCACGTCTGCCTGCACGTATGTCAGAGTACATCTCTTCCATAGATGCTAACATTCTTTTGTCTTTAGCAAACTTATCAAGCTCTAATTCTAAGTTAAGAGATCCTAGTTCTCGTTGAAATCTTGATCTAATATAAGGATGATCTGTTAAGTTTGTACTGTCAGGTGCAAAGTATGTAGATGTACGTAAATCATAACCACTGTCAAATAGAAACTCTCTACCGGGACTTTGATCTAAATTTAAACTAACAGGACTTACTGCATTGTATAGTCTTGTCATAAAATCCCAATCTTTTAAAGGTCTACCATTTAGCATATCATACTTAATAGGTAGCTGAGTAGAAGTAAGATTTTCAAAAAGTAAGTTTCTGTTACGTATGGACTGAAATACACCTGAGTTTATCTCACGCATGTATGGTGTAAATAGTCTACCTAAATCATTACGTATACCTGCTAAAGGTACTTGGTTATTAATTAATCCAGATACTATACGTCCACCTTGACCGGGTCTACCGGCAAATAGGTCAACAAAAGATTGTATGCCTGCTAAATATGATTTACTTGTAATAGCTTGTGCTATAACGAGAGATATCTTACCTAGTTCGTTTTCTGTCCACTCTTCACCCATAAGTTCACTTGCGTCACCTACGTCAGCGATTGTAGACATAATAAGGTTAAATGGTTCAAACTGGTCATAACCAACACGAACAGCACCTAGTTTAATAGTTCTAGGTTCCCATTTACCATCTAGCCATAACTGTCTTTTCTGTCTATCAACTGGTCCGTTACCATTTAGATCTCCACGCATCCAAGCTTGTACTGCCATAAATGTAACAGCAGAGCCCATCGCCAATCTACCTGTTTGTAATGCACGTGCGTTAGCTAGTTCTTCAGCAGTAAATATACCATACTTGTTTACACTAGCTAAATCATTAGGATTAGCAAATGCTATATCGTTAAACTCTTTGACTAAGAAGTTAAATCCGGGTGTATACTTACCTGTAAGTGCAAGTCCGTTGACACCAGTTCTAGCAAACAAAAAGAATGGTTTAGCTAAAGGTGTAGCACTAAATACATCATTAAGACCTTTTGCAAAGCCTGTAAGTTCTTGTGTTAGTGTTACTTCTTTACGTGCAAATGCAGTAGCTTCGTCTTTGATATTACCCTGTGAGTCAAACACTTGTGAGTAAAAATCATCTTCGTATGCTCGCATTACCTCTTTTGTTAGTTTTGGTGTTTTATAACCACCTTCTTGTAACTCAAGTGCTCTACGCATAGCTTTTTCACGCATCTTAGCACGACCAAGTATGTAACCAAACGCATCGTCGGTTGCAGCCATGATCTTAGTAGAGTATGTTAAGAAGTTACTGTTGTTCATTTGACGTGCCATGTTAGCTACACGAAAGGCTGCTTGCTCTCCCGGTGTAGCTCTACCACTATCTTCTGCCCAACGACGTAATATTTCCCAGTTATCGTCTGCTGCTGTAAATTCTGTAAAACGTGTTTTGATTGATCTGATATCACCTTTCCAGTATGAGTTTAACTTACTTCTAAACAAAGTAAATGACTCAGGTACAGCTTCTATCATGCCGTTAACTGCTGCAAGGCTTGCTCTCACATCAGCTACATTTCCATCAAAAGGTAATCTTAATATTGCACCTAAGCTTTGAGCTAATGGTCGTAAGAAAGTTGCGGTTGATGTACCCATAATAGCACGAGCCGGAGTTTTAGGTCCAGATAATATACTATGTGACATCACACCTTCTAACTCACGAATCATGACACCGGTACGATTTACGCCACCTTCGGTTAACGCACCACCTAAAATTGTTTTTCTTGCCCACGCATCAAAGTCGTCTAATGTATTAAGATTATCCATCATAGAAAAAGCTTCAAACAAAGCATTAAGCAAGTTATCATCTTTATCATTTTTAGCTATCTGTAATATAGACATAATAGAATCTTTAGTATCTTCCATAGCTTGTGACGTAGCTTCTTCTACGGTCTTTTTGCTTTTCTTACCAATACCAAGTTCTCTAAATGAGTCAGATTTTACAAATCTAGCTTTCTTTGTTTCGTACAATGCCGTAAGCATAGTATCTACAATCTGTTTAGCCGGTCCATCTATATCCTGTATATCCACAAGATCTTGTATTTCTCTACCGGCTACACCTAAATCTCGTACCTGTTTAAGAAGTGAACCTATTATAAGATCAGCAACTACTACGTTCTTAGATGTCCATATTTCTACACCATCAACCACATCAGGTTGTGCTTCAAGTAATTCTTTTAGATACTCGCTCGATGACATCTCAGCAGCATTTCTGCCTTGAGTTATCCGTT